ACAAGAACCCTCCCTGGTGGAAAGCTATGGGAGGTTCTGTTGAAGCAGAAGCTTTAGAAATATTCACTGCTAAAAAGAAAGCTGAGGCCATGCGAAAAGAGTTAAAAGACTGGATCAGTTTTACATATGGACCATCAGTTTGGGATGAGCTTGTAGCCACTGAGGGTAAGATACGTAAACAAAAAAAAGAGCAAGAGTATCGTAAAGCAGAGATGGTTGAAGCAATAATTACCTGGAGTATATCAGGTGTTATTCTTTTAGTAGGTGCAGGTACTCTAGGTTTTATAATTTATATGGTGGCATAATGGCAAGAAACTTGACAGAAAAACAACAGAGATTCCTTGAGGTTCTTTTTGAAGAAGCAAAAGGAGATCCTGTACAGGCTAAAAAACTAGCAGGATATGCTGATAGTGTGGCTTCTACTTCTGTTGTTAATACCTTGACAGATGAGATAGCAGATGTTACAAAGAAATTTATAGCACAATCCTCAACCAAAGCAGCATATACAATGTTCTCTGTTATGGCAGATCCTACAGATCTGGGTGTAAAAGAAAAGATGTTAGCAGCTAAAGATATTCTAGATCGTGCAGGATTTACCAAAACAGATAGGGTAGAGGTAAAGACATCAGAGCCTTTATTTATTTTACCTGCGAAAGAAGATGAGTAAAAGAGCAACAACAGCAGACCACCCAACCGAAGTAGACTGGCAGATACCACTCAGGGGAGAACTAGGAGAATGGTATCCTGTCATAAGAGTAGGAAGACACGTACCCTTTGGTTATAAACAAGATGAAACAGATCCAGACTTACTGTTACCTATCCCTGAAGAATTAGAGTTACTAGAAAAAGCTAAACTATTTCTTCAAGAATACAGCGTAAGAAAAGTAGCGATCTGGTTATCTAAACAATCTGGTAGAGAAATATCACATGTAGGGTTATACAAACGTGTCAGAATGGAAGAAAAAAGGCGTAGAGCTTCCTCGAACTATAAGCAGTATGCCAAAAAATATAAAGAAGCGGCAAGGAAAAGCCAGAAGATCGAAGAGAAAAGACTTGGTGGTAGAAACACCAGAAGTCTTGACACAGATGAGGGCTACATCAAACTCGAAAGAGGGGAGTGTTGCCCCTTCTGTGGACAAACAAGAGGTAATATTTGAACCTAACCCAGGTCCACAAACTAAGTTTCTAGCATCTACAGAACAAGAGGTACTATACGGAGGAGCAGCAGGTGGTGGAAAGTCGTATTCGATGGTGGCTGATCCAGTTAGATACTTTACGAATCCACATGCACGAATGCTACTTGTTCGTAGGAGTACAGAAGAGCTACGAGAACTTATTTCTGTAAGCAAACAACTTTACCCAAAGGCTGTGCCAGGAATAAAGTTTATGGAAAGAGATAAGACTTGGGTAGCACCTAACGGTGCAACACTCTGGATGTCATACCTTGATCGTGATGATGATGTTATGAGATACCAAGGACAAGCCTTTAACTGGATTGGCTTTGACGAGTTAACTCAGTGGCCCTCAAGCTACTCATGGAATTACATGAGGTCACGACTTAGAGCTACAAAAGCTAGTGGTCTTCCTTTGTATATGAGGGCAACGTCTAACCCAGGAGGACCAGGACATCAGTGGGTTCGTAAACACTTTATAGAACCCAGTACTCCAGGAGAATCATTCTGGGCTACAGATGAAAGCGGTGAAGTAATTAAATGGCCTAAAGGTCATACAAGAGAGGGAGAACCTCTATTTAAAAGAAAGTTTATACCTGCAACTCTGTTTGATAATCCATATCTTTCAGAAGATGGGATGTACGAAGCTAACCTTCTATCCTTACCAGAACATCAAAGAAGACAGCTACTCGAAGGTGACTGGGATATAAATGAAGGTTCAGCCTTTCCAGAATTTAACAGACAGATACACGTAGTCAAACCCTACGATATACCGTCAAACTGGACTAGGTTTAGAGCTTGTGACTACGGATATGGATCTCACACAGGAGTTGTATGGATAGCAGTTGTTCCAGGATCTGAACAGCTAATTGTCTACAGAGAGTTATATGTTTCTAAAATCATAGCGACTGACTTGGCTGACATGATCCTGGACATAGAAGACGATGAAAAGATAAGGTATGGAGTACTAGACTCTTCACTATGGCACAGAAGAGGAGATACTGGACCTAGCCTAGCAGAACAGATGATCTTAAAAGGTTGTCGTTGGAGACCTGCAGATAGATCAAAAGGCTCTCGTGTATCGGGTAAGAATGAGATACACAGAAGACTACAAGTGGATGAGTTTACAGAGGAACCAAGGCTTGTTATATTTGATAGCTGTACAAATATTATCAATCAATTACCGACAATACCCCTTGATAAAAAGAACCCTGAAGATGTAGATACCAATTCAGAAGACCACTTATACGATGCTCTTAGATATGGTGTTATGACTAGACCTAGAAGTAACGTATTTGACTTTGACCCTAGCTCTCAAAGATCAGGCTTTCAAGCTTCAGACCCCACATTTGGATACTAAGGATTAACTAATGGAAGAAGATGACATCTTTGAATCAGAAGAACTTTACATGGACGATGAAGAGTCCTCTTACGTAGAAGATAAAGAAGACTCTGATGATAAAACAGACAGTAAAGTAGGAACTGTCATTGGCTTTGTAGAGAATAAATTTTCCAAAGCAGATAAAGCTAGGTACTCAGACGAACAACGTTGGATAAAAGCATATCAAAACTACCGTGGTATCTACGGACCTGACGTACAGTTTACATCTACTGAAAAATCTAGAGTATTTGTAAAGGTAACTAAGACTAAAGTTCTTGCAGCTTATGGTCAAATTGTAGATGTTCTCTTTGGCTCTAACAAGTTTCCTATTTCTATTAACCCTACTGTTTTACCAGAGGGTATATCTGAGTCTGTAAACTTTGAGACAGATCCTAATATACAAAGTGCTGTATCAAAAGACAGTTCGTATATGTCTGACAATTCTAAACTACAGCCTGGTGAAACTATCATTGATCTAAGGGAAAGACTAGGGTCTTTAAAAGACAAACTATCTCCTGTACAAGACAAGGTAGAAGAAGGACCAGGTGAAACGCCATCTAAGATTACTTTTCATCCTGCTATGGTTGCAGCTAAAAAGATGGAAAAGAAAATACATGATCAACTAGATGAGTCTAATGCTAAGAAACAATTACGTATAGCTGCCTTTGAAACTGCTTTGTTTGGCACAGGTATCATGAAGGGTCCATTTGCTCTTGATAAAGAGTATCCTTCTTGGTCAGAAGATGGAGAGTATAACCCTACTATTAAAACCGTACCCCAAACATCTAGTGTAAGTATTTGGAACTTTTATCCTGACCCAGATGCTAACAACATGGATGAGGCTGAGTACGTAATTGAAAAACATAAAATGTCTAGGTCACAGATACGTGCTCTAAAACGTAGACCATTCTTCAGATCAAATGCAATCAACACTGCTATTGAGATTGGTGAGTCCTACTCTAAAGAGTGGTGGGAACAAGTCATGGAAGACGCAGACCAAGAGACTAGATCAGAAAGATTTAACGTCCTTGAGTTCTGGGGTTATGTTGATACAGACATTTTAGAAGGTCATGATGTAGAGATACCAAAGGAATTAAAAGATAAAGATCAAGTATCTGTAAACATATGGATTTGTAACGGTCAAGTGTTACGCCTTGTAATGAACCCATTTACTCCTTCTATCTTACCATACTACGCAGTACCATTTGAAGTAAATCCGTACTCGTTCTTTGGTATTGGTATAGCAGAAAACATGGATGATACACAAACACTCATGAATGGTTTTATGAGGATGAGTGTGGACAATGCTGCACTGTCTGGTAATCTTCTTATTGAGATTGATGAAACTAACCTTATGCCTGGACAGGACTTATCTATCTATCCTGGTAAAGTCTTTAGAAGACAAGGTGGTGCTCCTGGTCAAGCTATCTTTGGCACTAAGTTTCCAAACGTATCTAACGAGAACATGCAGATGTTCGATAAAGCAAGGGTGCTGTCAGATGAATCAACAGGTTTTCCTTCTTTCGCTCATGGTCAAACAGGCGTACAAGGAGTGGGCCGTACTGCTTCTGGTATTTCTATGCTTATGTCTGCTGCCAACGGTAGCATACGTACTGTTGTTAAAAATGTAGATGACTATCTACTTGGCCCTCTTGGTAAAGCTTTCTTTCATTTTAATATGCAGTTTGATTACGACAGTGAAATCAAAGGGGATCTAGAAGTTAAAGCAGAGGGTACTGAAAGTTTGATGGCTAACGAGGTTCGTAGCCAAAGACTCATGCAATTTCTTGGCGTTGTACAGAATCCAGTACTTGCACCTTTTGCAAAAATGGATTATATTATCAGAGAGATTGCTAAGTCTATGGATCTTGATCCTGAAAAACTTACAAACTCTATGGGTGATGCAGCTATACAGGCTGAGATCCTCAAGAAGTTTCAAGCAGAAAATCCACCACCACCACCACAAGTAGATCCTAACGCACCACAACAGGGTGCTCCTGCAGGTGTACAGGTACAAGACACAACTGGTTCAGGCGGTGGGCAAATAGGTACAGGGACAGCACCAATCCCAGGAGAGCAGGGTTTCTCAGCTAACACAGGTGAAGGACAAGCATGAGCCTAAAGCAAATAGTAAACAATCACGAAATCTGGGATTCACTGAATCAAGAACTAGATCGAAGACTAAACCACATACACGTACAAATGGAACAAACCTTAAAAGCAGAAGACTTGTTTAGACTACAGGGTGAAGCAAAATCTTTACGTAGGCTAAAGTTTCTCAGGGATGAAGTGAATGGACCTAAACCAGACTAAACCTAAACTTAGACCTAGATCTAAAACAAATGAAAAAACATTACGTGGAAGACCTGTTTGGATTGATGAAACTGGTGAAGTAACTGGTGAAAAAGGAACTAGGTATTCTGAGGTAAGTACTACAATACCTTTTGGCACTGGATGGATTACTGCTCCTACTATTGATGAAAGTGGTAATAGACTTAGTGACGAAAAAGTAAAACAAAGACTAAAAGACAATCAAGGTAAAGACTTTATTACAGGTGAAAAATTACCTGTATTTTCTAGTGAAGAAAAAGCTTCTGAGTATGCACAATGGAGATCAGACACTATGTTTGACAAGGGTGCTATTGAAGAAGGTTTTCCAGAAGAAACTTTTCCTAATCTACCAGAAGACAAAAAAGAAGAGAAAAAAGAAAGTTCAACTTCTTTTAAAGGTTTTATTGAATATCTGTTCACACCTAGTAGACACTTTGGTACAGGTCAGTATAACGAGGGTGGTGTAGCAGAGCAGATGGAGATGTTTGGTTACACTGCTGAAGGAGCACAGCAGGAAGCTGACAAGTTTGTAGGAGAGGCAGGAAACTTAGAGGAAGATATATCTAAGGCTGCATCTTTTGTCGTACCGTTTTATGACTCAGGTGTAAACATAGTAAATGTTGCACAGGAGTACATGAAGCCTGAAGAAGAACGTGACTACGATTATATAAAGAGCCAGTTTACAGAAGCAGGTCAGAGTGCTGCCATAGAAGGTGGTCTACTTCTTATGGGTGGTGTTGCAGGTAAATACGGAGCCAAAGGTATCAAGGCTCTAGCTGACAAAGTAAAACAGTACGAGATAAATCCTACAGCAATGTCAGCATTTGGTGCAGGAGCTATCAGAAAGAAACAACGTTTTACACTAGATGATTTTGGGTACAAAGAAGACAATCCAGTAACTAAAGGTTTTGGAGGTTCAGAGGATTGGCTTTCTGGAAAAATAAAAGAAGCTAATAAATCAAAGAATCTTCTTGATGGAGCAACTACAGCTTTCTTAGGAACTAGTAAAGATAAACCTCTTTTTTTAGATACTGATGTTATCTCTTCTTTAAAAGGAGCTAGAGGTGAGGTTAGAAAAAAAGGAGAACCTCAATATGACAGACTTAAAAAAACTGTAGATAAAGAAGGTTTTGATCCTAATAAAACTATTCTGATAGAGGTAAACCATAAAGGTGAAGCTTACATAATAGAAGGAAACACTAGAGCAACATTAGCAAAAGAGTTAGGTGTTCCAAATATTAAAGCTGAAATCAGATATAAGAATGGGGCAGAGTTAGTAGACAGTCCTTTTTCTCCACAGAATATTATAGAAAAATCTTCTAAGATTAGTTACCCAGAAGCCCTAGCTACTAGTAAAAAACTTAATGAAGAAATGATTTCTGTTTTTCCTAAACCAGAAAGAATGTTTCCAGAAGAATCAAGACCTAAAGGTGGTGATTATTTAAACCCTGCCACAGGAGAAGTTTTATCAGGCAGGAATGTATCAAGTGCTAAACTTAGTATTTCACCAGAGGGTAAACCATCTTTTAAAGTATCTAATGACAACGTGGAAGAAGTAGGATCTGTAGGTAAAGGAAAGACACAAATAAAAACTAACTTGTTTAAAAAGAAAGCAGGTTGGAAGTGGACTAAAGCACCTGAAGGAATGGAAGATATTGCAACTCTCATTTCTGTAGAAAACAGGGGTAAACATTTTTACACAATAGAAACAGATTTTTCTAAAGGTGTTAATCTTAAAAAATATCCTAACTCAAAAACAGAACCAAGACTTAGACCTACTGTAGTTGGTGAGATTGAGATTGGTCCTCAGATTGGAAACATTTCTGTTCGTGGTAAAGAGCATCCAGTCTATCAAAGTATTAGAACATTTAACAAGGGCGGTGCAGTAATGGACGATCAAATGAAGATGGCATTCATGGATGAGGGTGGAATAGCAGATGATGGTATGGACGTAGATCCAGTATCAGGAAACGAAGTACCACCTGGCTCTCTCGCAGAGGAAGTACGAGATGATATTCCTGCACAACTCTCTGAGGGTGAGTATGTTGTTCCTGCTGATGTTGTCAGATACTACGGTGTCAAGTTCTTTGAAGATCTAAGAGATCAAGCTAAGATGGGTTTA